CTTCAAGCCGACGGATCAGGATTTTGGTGTCGGCATCTATCTTTACCATAAGTTTGCCAATATCCGTTGTTTTAATTTTGCTGTTATCCACTCTTGCACCTCCTATGCATAACAAAGCCCCTGGGGTATAATTATTCCAGAGGTGTTTTTATGGACGAATTTAATTGGTACATACAACAGGACAAGCTATCTGTCCACGTTGGCATCAATCACCGCATCAGCCTAATCTATAAAGAGAAGATGGTACCTACTCTTATCCGGCTCGGTAAGCACCACACTCGCCTATTCTGGAAAGAGTGCGGGCACTGGTATATTCCCCGGCCAAGTACCAAGCCCAATATGGGCAACATTGTCTGGGTGCCGGAGAAAAACTGCTATTGCTACAAAAGCCGGGTACTTATACCTATGCGGTTTAATGACCCAACTATCTATGGCATCGCTGTAGAAAGTGAGCCTAAAAGAAAAGCACATGTTTAATTTTATCAAGGTGCTTTTTCTTCAAATTTATTGCATGTTTTTTTCATCCCTGTTATTTCTTCGGGAATAATCCTATATACAGAACATTCATTATTGCTTCGATGATTGCGGCATCTATGACATCGCCAAATGACTATCCCCGTATCGCCCTGGGCATCGTCAATCTCCCATCGTTCAATTAAACTCAACTTTTTACTCATTGACAACCACTCCTTCAACAATCTTCATACCGTTTTCAATTCTTTTTCCTGTTATGCGGATTTTTGTTCCAGGCGCAAGAAGTAGTTCATTTTCCCAATTGTCATTAACAGCTACGTCAGCTATAACACCATTGGTACCTTTCGGGATCTTAACATACATCAAAATCCCTCTTTCTCCTTTTCTGTTGACAAAGTCTATGGCCGTTTTTTCTGTTAAGCTTGTAGATGTAAACCCTTCGTCTGTAATTACGTTATTTATTTGTAGAGCATCCCAGTCCCCTCCTATAGCAGACAATGTTGTTCCCCTTGCAACTAATAAGTTTTCTTTTATCGTTACTTTTTCTATTGCTTTTTGAAGGTTCTTTACATATGTTTTTGTCTTTCTACTTACACTATCAAGCCTACCCCTCAAAAAGCCATTTATATCTAAAAACCACGTACTCTGATACTTTATTATAGCCTCAACCTCTTCGTCGGTCAATTTTTCCTTGTATTCTGCTGAATACTCCTTGAGCATTTTTTCAAACACGGAATCTTTGCTTTCCTTCAGCAATAAATCGTTATAGAGTTCGGTTTCTGTTGTTTCTGCTGCTTCAAGTCCAATCTCCAGCTCTTCAATCTCTTTGTCCAGGTCAATATAGAGCCCGTAAGCATGCCGGCAATTCGGATGAAACAGCCCGGCGGCCTTCGCCTCTTCCAGCGTCGGGTATCCTTCCGTTTTTCCTGTGATGCTCAGTATTTCCCCTTGCCACGGCTGGCACAGTTCACAAGCTCCAAAGTGGATGCTGACTTTCACAAGGTCATATCCCTGCTCTACAAGGCGATTAGCTGTTCCCTGCAGGTGTGCTTCCATACAAACTGTCCGGGCATGCATTTCTATATAGGCCCTCATGTTCCACATCCGACCGGAGCGATCCTTGAACCCGGTTACGCCCCGCTCTGCAAGCTGCTCCCTGAATCTTCGGGCAGTCTGCTTCCAGGTGTCATATCCTACTACTATGCCCCGGACGTTCTCAAGCGCCAGCTCCCTGTATATATCGTTTACTTGCCGGCCGATTACCTGCACAACATCCTCGAACCGCTGAAATGCGTTATCAGCCAGCACCTGCGCCGCCTGTTGGTGAATAGCTCCGAAGGCTGCAGATGTCGAAGTGCCCACATCTTTCAACATAATATCAGCGGAATATAGCCCCTGTGAATAAACTCTTGGGATTGCTTCGATACACCATGTCTGGTTCCCATCTCTTAACTGCTGCAGGATGGCTTCAATGTTTCGTTTCATCTGTGCCAAGTATTCAGTCTTATTTCCCCGAAGGAGTGCCCGGTTCAGTTGGTCAAGAATTTCTCGCTCTGCTTGCTCATAGAATTTAACAAGCCGGTTTATTTCAGCATCGCTGAACTTCCTTACATCTGGCATTATTCTTCACCTGCGCCCTCTTCTGTACCTTCTACTGGCGGCAGAGTGATAGGCGGCAGTTCGGTGGCTCCCTGCCCAGCCTGCTCGCTCCTGATGCGGTCTACTTCCTCCTGCAATGCTTCACCCTCCAAGCCATACAGCCGCCTGAGTGAGCTTTCAAGGCTTGTCAGCCCGGCAGTATACCTCTGGACTTCATTCTGTGTAAGCTCCTGCTCATCATCCGGCAAGCCATCCTTCCAGTTGATGTGGATGTCCTCCAGCACCACGGCCCCACTCATGCCCTGCGCTTTTTCGAGCAAGGACGCCAACCAGAGGACCTCTTTTAGTGCTGGATCAAATCTCATACGGATACGGTTCACCTTGGCCAACGGGGCCATCATCAAACGCTTTAGTGCTGTACCTGATTCTGCTAGTCCGGCTTTAAGCTGCCCAAATGCCGCTGCTGATGTTTCACTCAAAATATATAGCTGCTCCATGAGCAGGTCAATCTGCTTAAATGCCGCCTCCAATTGACCGTCCCAGGTAACATAGCCCGGCGGCTGTTCGCCCTGGCCAACGGGGAAGTATTTACCGCCGCCCCGGTAGCCCCATTGCCCGGTTGCTGGATCGTGCTCCAGTGCCGTGTCCGGCCCATACATATTAGGATCCGCGTGTTTGTCCAATATGCGGCTTATCTGCGCAATACGAACCTCTAGCTCCTGGATGATGCTGTCCAAGTCGGAATAATCGTCAAGACCCGTCACTCTGTCGGTGGTAAGGATGTTATTTACCGGCACAATCAAGAATTCATCAATGCCAGTTTCTGTCTCCTTATATTCCAATGCTGGACCGATAATGTTGTTTTCAATCGGGTATTTAGCTGTGATTATCCTGCCCCGCTCGTGGGTCTCGGTCTGGAGATACTTCTTTGTAACGGTCTTGCCCCGCTCCTGGGTATCCTCCTCATAAGTCCACGCCAAAACATGGGCCTGTATCTCTTTGATGTTGTCCGGCTTCACCACCGGAAACCATATCGCCGGCTGCTGGCCTTCGATGATAGACCTTCCGTCATAGCGTACCTTGAATATCCCGGTCCCATGTCTGCTGACGTCCAGGACCACCTCATAAGCAACATTAAAAAGGCCGTTATCTTCGATGATTCTCTCTACTGCTTCCTGCTCCTGGCTGTCCTGGTCACCGGCCGTAATCTTCGGCGGTTCTCCCAGTAGCAGATCCGCAAACAGGAGCGTTAATCGTTTGTGCCAGTTAAGTACCATTTCAAGGGCTGCCTGCTGGTCCTCACGCAACAGCCGGATCCAGTCTTTGTATACCTGATCGTGTTTTCCCTCAAATAATAGCCGGTTCTGCGCGTATCTCTCCAGGCGCTCTGCTTCGGTTGGCGGCGGCCAGGGTTTGCCGGACTGCAAAAAATCTAAACTTGTTAGCATCTTATCACCATCCTTACCATCCGGGGGGTTTGGTTACAGGGCCGGTTTTCCTGTGAACCATATCATCTTCTAACCCATACCGGACTGCATCTATCGAATGATTGTCCTTATCCGGAAACTGGCTTTTAACGTTCCCGCTCCGGTCCATTTCAAGTGAATAGTTTATAAACTCTCTTGCTGCCAACGGGCATCGTTCGGGATCAATAATAATGGCCTCAAGATCCTGTAGAAATTTAATTCCAAATTCTACGGATCCCGGACCTTTCTTTGCGCCTTTTATTTTCATTCCCCAAGATTTCAGTTCAGCAATACTTTTCGGCTCGGCACTATCTGCAATAGTCCAAACATCGTTATATTGCTGCACCTTATCCCAAAATTGCCGGTTGAATAAGTTCAAGCCACTGATCTCAACAAACAGATAAAGCCGCCGGCGTGTACGGTCATAATACATACGCTCAAAGGCCAGCGGATCCACAGCATAACCAAAGT